CATACATTGATGGGTCCATTGAATCGTCGTTCATTCTGGCCCGCAACTCTTCAGCACGAAGCGCAGCTTCACGTAAACCACGGGTAACTGGGGCTACGCCCAACTCTGGGGCGTCATTTTGGCGTAATTCGGTCATGTTTTCTTCCATTTGTTCTGTAATTGGGGTTTTAGCTGGCCGTCCGGGGCCGCGTTTGACTGTTTTTGACATAGATTACCTCACAACATATTCTTTTGTTGGTAATACAGCTTGCCTTCAAGGTATTCCTCGTCAGTCATGTCCATATCACGGGCCGATTGACGTTCTGCTGGCGTTAAAGTCATGGTAACTTGCTGTCCTTGACGGAAAGTTTGTGCAGAATTAGACCGCGAAACAGGTGCAGCCGCCATAGCTTGGCGTTGACGGGGATGTTGTACAGACTGTTGTACAGGTTCGTTGCCATAAACCTTGTTTTCAATGTGTGCAAAGTACTCTGGGGTATCTGGTTGGATGTTTAATGCATCCGCTTCGTAATGTGCGGCGGTCATAAGTTTTGTTTTGACCGGATCAGCAAGCACATCACGGTGTGAACGCAACCAAGCCTGTGAAGTTGGGCTTCTAACCGCTTGAATCTGTGCTTCAATTGGGTCAGTTGGCTGTTCTTCAAACCGTGGTTGGGGCTGTTGGCGTTGTTGTTGAAGCATTTGGCGCTCATATGCCAATTTTTCTTCAACAGCTTCTTTACCCTGTGCTAATTGCATCAACCTTGACTCAGTTTGAGCCATTTGACGTTGTATTTTGGCGGCTTTTGAGTAATCACCTTCCGCCAAAGTGTTAGCATAATCACGTTCCAGCATTTCTGCGTCACGTTCAAAGCTAGCAATTGCGTTAACAAATGCCGTTAACTGGTTGTCTTGAGCCTGAACCTGATACGTTTTAACTTCTTGCTGGGCTTTGTGGGCATTTCTTTCCGCTTCAACCTTTTGACGGCGGATTTCTTCTGCTTCACGTTGTTTTTCGCTTAACTGGCGGCGTAAAAGTTCTACGCCGTTGTCTTCTTTTGCCGTTTCAACCTGTGGTTCTGGTTGTTTTTCAACGCTACCAAGGTCAAAATCTGCCATTTGCGGCACATTTGGTGCAGTTACCGTAACTTCTGCGGCTTCTAAATCTGACATGTTTTACTCCTCAGAACGCCATATCTGGCTCTGGAATGACCATTTTAATTTGAACATCTTGAATTACGTGGCAAAGAACGCCGTTAATGTTCAACTTCCAACCGTCGGACGAACGAAGCACAATCCAATCGCCTTCGTTCACGTTTTGTCCGGCAAAACCAGTTTTGTCGTCATCCACAAACGCAATTGGACCTTTTTTCAAAACAAGAACTACCTTGCCCTGATATTCGTCTTCTTTGCGGATGCCATCTGATAGGTAAAGCCCGGAGGCTGTGCGTTCTGGCCTTTTATATACGGCACAGAGTATGTTGTTGTGCATTACCTTAATTTTGGAAATGTCACCAATTGCAGTTTTTAACTCCGCTGCGGGGTCTGCCGCATGGAGCATCTTCATAGTAGCGGTCTTCATTTTATCTGCCTTTTCTATCAATGCCGACGATGTCATCCATCGTCTCTTTCGCCCAGATAAGTGCGTCGGATAATCCTTTTAAATACCCAACGCGATTCTTATAGTCCTCGTAAGTTTGTGCAGAACCATTTAAGAGGCTTTCCGAATGGTTCTGCCTTTCTTCTTCAATGCGCTCCTCCAATTTGCGGTAGAGGAGCAGGTCAAGTGACGCCATAGAACTCCTTATTCAGTTCCGTTTGCAGTAGGCCACTTTTTCTTAACCAAACGACCAAGTCCGGACCCGGAACCGTAATCTTTTTCTTGGTATTTTGGCATTACATTACCTACGCGACCGCCAGTTTTGCGGGGCATAGGAGGTCCACCAGCGCCGCCACGGGCAGCAAGAGCCGCCATTAGCTGCGGAGGAAGTTGTGGTGCGCCACCCATTGGCATGCCACCTGCTGGCGGCATTGGAGGCATCTGTGGTGGTACAGGCGGCATCATTGGTGGGACAGGAGGCTGACCCATTCCAACGCCAGCGCCCAATACGCCTTGGCCCTGTCCGCCAGATTGCGGAGAAATAATGATGTTGACATTGGTTTTACCCTTTGTACGCCCACCAGTTGCGCGGTGCGACCGTTCAGCCATGCCGCCGCTGCACATTTTGCATGAACAATCTGCGTGATGCATTGCGCGACCGCCTTTTTTCATGCCGCCGGAACCACGCATTTCATCAGATGTACGGCCTAATTCGTATTTTGTGTTTTCCAAATTTTCATTGGAATCCTGCAATTTACGGTTCATCAATCGGCCAGCACGTTCAATGCCCTGCATACGGTTGCCCATCTTACGGGTAAAATCCCGTTCAACGTCAGTTTCCGCCTGTGGGCGACCAGTTCTTGCACCAACAGAACTACGCATTGATTCTGCGCTGCCTTTAGCTTTAGAAATGCCAGAAAGGCTAGGGCCAGCTTCTGCTAAATAACGGCTCATTGCACCGCCAGAAAGTTTGTGAGCACGGCCACCGTGTTTTAACCCGCTTGAAGTTAACGATTCATTTTCAAGGCGGTTTTTTTCTAACTTTTGTTCTTTTGGACCAAATACGCCATTAACTGCTTGTTTTCTTAATGTATCTCTTATTTGCGCTGCTTGTTTATAATCGCGAAGAGGTTTGAACATTTGATCAAGTTCATCTAATTTATCATATCGGCGACGCCCAGTTGATCCACCATCAGCTTTAAATGCCTTGGGTTTAAGTATTTTGTGCATTAGCTTTTTATCTTGGGCTTCATCCGTATGCTTTGCAGCGCCGCCTGATTTGCGGGGGATATAATTGTCCGAAGCAAGATTAGGCATACCAGACATTTTAGGCAAAGCCATTTTGCCCGACATGCCGGAACCTTTTTTCTTATAAGCTATTGCAGCAGCTTGTTTTCTACCAATTTGACCGCCACGGGCGTAACCCGTTGTATTTGAACCTAAATATTTATCATCGTCTGGATGATATGCTTTATATTCATCGTCAATAGAACGGGTAGGAGGCAATGGAACTTTGTCCATATTCTTAGGGCGTGGTGGCGGGAGCGGAACGTTGCTTGACCCACCAGCGGCTTTACGGGGCGCTTTGCCAAGATTTTTATGTGCTTTTTCACCCGCAACATGGGCTACTTTGCCGCCACGTTTAAACCGTGATGGCGTAATAGGCATTTTGCCAGCATTGCCGCTATTCAATCCTTCAAAAGGGGAACCGCCGCGTTCGTCCGTAAACGATTGGCTGCCATCTTCTAATTTAAGGCCCATGCGCTGCATTTTTGCGGCGGATGCGGCTTTTGCTTCTTTTTTGTATTCACTCATTTCAAACTCCTGCTGCGTCCAGCATTAAACGTTAGGATTTCTAACTAGATTTTGGATATCCGGTTTAATAAACTGTTCAGCCGTAGAGGCGCTTTCCGGGTGAACTGCAATTTCACGGGCCAGTTGCAACATGGCAATCCGTTCTTTGCTTTCTCTGTCAGCCGCATCGTTCTGAGCGTCAGAAACGGCGTGGGCTTCCTTGACTTTAACTTCGGCCATTTTGGCTTGTGAGTCAATCATTTTTGCCTGTGCCATAACCATTGCGGGGTCTGGCGGTGGCGGCATTGGAGGCGGCGGAGGAACAAAGAGGTCCATAGCATCCTCAATACCAAGCATCGTCAAAATACGTTCATCGACCTTTTTAGGATCGTAAAGCGTTGGATTTTGCGATTGCAATTGTTTAATTGCCATTGCTTTTTGAATACGCACAGCATGGGACGGCGTATTAGGGTCAGCAACGGGTACTAAATTAATGTTATCCAAAGCCGTTACCAACGTCTCTGGCGTCCATTGGTAAGCTGGATATTTGTTATTTTCCCAAAAGGCTTCTGGGCATTCTTTAAACAATTCTTTGAGCAGTTGAAATTCACGGGCCTGAGCCGCATGCATCCGTTTGTGAACGGCGGAAATTACTTTTTGCGCCTGTTCAATAAGCGCAATAGTTGTACCTACCGGAGCCTCTGCATTGCCTTCGCCAACGTTGGTATCCGACGTAGAGGCCATACGCTGACCGCTGGTTTCAATCAACTGAAGCAAGTTAAGGAACTGGCCGTCAACGCTGCGGTAAGGCAATGGCATAACTGCCGATTGAATAGGCCCGCCAGCCGTATCAATAGGCATACCGCCGCCGGGAGGAATGCGAAACTCATTAGTATTTTGCCGCCCAGCTTGTTTTGCGTACAAAAAGCCGGGGAAGTTAGCAAACATTCCGTTATCGATGCACAGCCGCCAGCCAGCGGTTAGCGCCATCGTTGTGTTACCCACAAGATGTAAAAGGCCCAGACCGTAGAAACCAAAGCCGGGTACGAAGATATAATCAACAAACACTTGCCGACGCAGACACTGCTCATCATCTTCTTTCCACCACCGACGGATTTCCAAGATTTCAGAG